ATTAGGAACATCAGTTGTCAAGAAAAACGCATCTGTATCTGTTAAATAGTGATTAACAGCAAAACCCTCTGGAATAGATCCGTTGGTTCTGATTGCGTTTAAGTCGTTATCTGCTGTTCCAACTCTTAGCTCTGATTGTAACACTCTAGTTGCAACAAACATTAGTGCTGGTGGAACGATAAGTTTTCTAGGTCTTGCTGCAATTAACAAGCCTCTTTCGTCTACGAAAGCTGCAATGTCAATAACTGCTTGTTCTAGAGATGTCTCGTTCAAGTCAGCATTTGTTGTCAATCTATTTTTATTGTTACCACCAGCCACTGTTGGGTGAGCTGTGTTAAACAATGTTACACCATCGCCACTAGTGAATGTATCAAAGCCTGTGTTAAGCAATGAAGCAGCTTTAGTCTGCTTTGTGTAAGCCATTGCTCTTGCTAGTGCTTTTGTATAACGAGCAGACAATGAATCATAAAGATTATCTTCCATTGCTTCTTCTGTTATTGAAAAGCCCATAGCCACAGTTTCGTGGTTGTACCTTGAAGTAAATGACTCTTGTGCAGAATCATAAGAAATAGCAGAGCCTTCTGGCTTTACTGGGGCTGCCCCAAAACCAGATAACTTTACTTCTTCTTCAAAGCTACGCTCTGAGTTTTCTACTTCATAAATTTCAGTATGTTCATCTTCATACTTCTCATACTCTAATCCAAACAATGCGTTTAGACCCGGTAATAACTCCTTAAGGAGTTGCGCTCTTGAAATAGCCATATTACAACCTCCTTAAGCTGCGCCACTAGTTGATGTAAGCTGATGATAATTGAATTTACAAACCAATATTGGAAAGTTACTTCCTTTTTCATCACCTAAGTCACCGCCTAGATAGTCTATTATTTTAATACCGTCACCTGCATTTGTGGATATTTCAGAAGCATCTAATGATACTCTTGATATACCTAATGTAGTGTTTGCGGCGCCCTGTACAACTGGTGCATTCTTGCCATAAATGTCTCTTTCATTGGAGAAAGATCCATCAGCTTGAATTGTAAATAATACATTTGGATCATCTACAACATAAGCCATAGCATCGGATGCTACAGTGCTTGCTGGAAAGTGCTGACTAAAAGTCAACTGATTAGTATTTGGATCTGTAAATCGGCAACCCATGAAAATACCACATAAGTCAGTTGCTGAACCATCCATAGTACCTGTCATTTTTGCAATAGTAGTTGCATTACTGGCATTTACTAGTTGAACGATATCGCCCTTAACTATAGCTGTACTTTCACCAGATTTAATAGGATATTGTCTAAATACCTCTAATGAACCTGTGTCGAATCTACCGATAGGGTTTAATCCAAATGGTGCTGCTGTGCTGCTCATTTTTATACCTCTTCGGTTAATTTGTTAATATTACTTACGAAGTGCGTGTGCTTTTCTCTGGTTTGAGAACTGGCATACGGGGGTCGGATTCCTTCATGTAACTATTATCAACAGCCTGCATCTGTGAAGATGCTTGGTTTTGTTGAAAGTCCCTTCTGGCATCCATGTTTTCCTTGGAGTTCTTACAAAGTAGCAATCCTCCAACCTCTACATTACCTTTGAATTTAGAATCTACATCAGGAAGTATTTTTAGCTCTGGATGGTCTTCCAATTTTACTGGCTCCCAACCTTCACGAAATTTAGATGAAACATTTGTCATATCTGATTGACCGAGAGCAGATGTTCTTATCCAACGATATTCAACACCTTCTTGGGGTGCAGGGTCAGGTAAAGCTGATGGCCTTTGCCAAGTTGCTTTCCTTTTTTCAGAATCTCTAGTTGTTGTTTCTCTAGATTCTCTGTCAAATACGTTCTCATCCATTTGTTGATTCCTTCAATAATTGTTGCGCATATTGTTCAGGGGTAAGCCCAAGTCTATTTGCGAGAGAGATTTGGGTAGAGGTCAACTGCACTTTGCGTGGTTTTTTTGCACTTCGATTAACCGGGGCAACCACGGTACCAGCAGATCGTTGAGGTGCGTCTACCTCTTCTGTCTCAACATCCTGCTTGTTAAAGTATTCTGGGAAATGTTTTCTCATTCCCTCATCAACTCTTCTATAATATTCATCTGGCTCTAATACTGGGTTTATCTTTGCTTTTACCAGTTTAGAATGAATACCATAAACATATCCTGTCATATCTTCATAGCCGTCTTTATTAAACCACTCTGAGTTTTGCTCTAACCATTTTTTATCAGCGGCTGTTGGCTCGTATTTTTCTTTAGCCTTTGGTTGTGCAGTCTCTTTAGGAGCATCAGGAACATCTTGTGTTCTGACCGGAGGCTTATAAGACTCTACTTTAAATTGTTCGTTCTGCGCTCTATTTAATTTTTCTTGAGCTTCTAGTATCTTGTCAGGATCTCCTGACTCATACGCTTCTTTATATTCTTTTTTAGCTGAGTCTATTTCTGCGCCAACTCTTTTCTTGGCCTGCTCAACTAAAACACCTTCACCATCATCTAGTGTTTTTCTTAATTTTTTATTCTCATCTAATAGTTTTTGAAGATTATTAACCGCTTCTTCTTTTTCTCTTTCAGCGGCTTCTTTTAATCTTCTCTCTTCATGATATTCGTACTTAATCTTGTTAAGTCTTTTTTGAACATCTTTGCTATATTGTTTTATTTCTTCGTCATCAGGAATATTATCCTTTGGCGCATCTTCATTCCTGACTTTGTTTTTATCTTCTTCAGGAACATCATCAATTATTTCTACTTCTAGATCTAATTCTTCTTGCTGCTTTTCTGCTGTATTATCACTCATACTCTTATAAATCCTCTTGGGTCATCAACAACTGCTTCTACAGTGTCATCATTAATTAAACGAAACTCTTCATTCTTAACTTTAAATCTAGTTCCAGAATAAGATCTAAATATTACAAAATCACCTTTTTTGCAGTATGGACCATTAGGAAACTTAGATTTATCCAGATATGCATCTGGCCCCATTTCTACAACGAGACCTACGATGGAAGCTGTTTGTTCCATTTTTGTTAATGAGTCTGGCATATAAACACCAGCTCCTGTTTTTTCTTCAACCTTTGGGATGGCTATGAGTAATCTATAACCTTGTGGCTGGGGAAGTTTTAATTTTAGTTCTTCCTCATAATCTACTTTTTGTGCAGAGTACATCTCTGATTCCTTGTGCGATAATTCTATGGCTTATCGTTACCATGCGGGTTGATTCCCGTTACTAGTTTCACTAGTCTAGTTTAAATATACACACCTATTGACATTTTGTAACCCCCTAATCGTCAATAAATTTCTTTTCTGTGTCTTGCAACAGTTCTCTGGCAATGGACAATCCTTCCATTTTTCCGACAAGTCTTTGATATTCCTCAAAGTTTTTAGGTCTGCCGGATGAAATATAGTCAGTGATAGCATCCATTTCCTCCTGAACTTTTTTTATTATTGGTGTATATATGGTTTCATTTCTATCCATCTTTTAAACTTTCATTCAGTTCAATAGCTAGTTTTGTACCGTCTTTTGTAGCTTTATTTCTTTCTTTTGCTAAGTCTACAGCAAGTCTTGCACCTTCTCTTTTGTTCTCGGATTTGATTCTTTCCATTTGAATGTCCTCGTTATTGTCAGCTTTCATCTTCTCAAGCTCTAACTTGGCATTATCAAGGTCTATTTTATGCTGTAGTTCTTTTTCTTTTATCTCTAACTCCTTTCTTTGTATTTGAGTTAAAGGATCTTTTTCAAGTTTTTGCTGCTCCATCTGCTGTGCTTCCTGTGTATTCTTAGTAAGCAATTTACCAGCAGCCTCTGCTGTAATCCTAGAAAGCTCTTCTTCCACATCTTCTGGTAGAGGCTTTTCTTCATCTGGCATTGGAACACCAAGTCTTTCTTCTATTTCTTTTCTATACTGAAATGCTACATGTTCTGTTATGTGAGCTGTCATTGCTGCCTGTATTGCTGCAGCAAATGGCGATTGCCCAACTATTTCTCTTAGTTTTGGATCTTCAATAGCAGCTCTATGAACTTGTATATGTGCTTCGTGATCCTGATACTTAAATGCTTTTACTGGCTCTTGTTTTAACATTGCCATGTTTTCTGTTACAGGATCTGATGGTTTTATATCGTCAGGCAACTTAATTATTTCTTTTGCCTGATCTATCCCCAATACCTCTAGCATCTGTCTGTGCAATTTTCCCATATCATATAATTGTGGTGCCTGCTGAGATAACTGCAATGCTGATTGATATTGCATAATTCTTTGAGACATAGTTGCTGCATTTGGATCTGATACTGGTATTACATCCACTCTCTCATCAAAGTCTTTTGTTCTTGAGAACTCGCCTTCCATTTCATAAATATAGTCAGGACCCATGTAGTCTTTTACAATATTGGATAATAATCTAAGCTCTTTCTTTAGCGCCGCATGTAGACGGGCCTGCACTCCTGACATGACTTTCATTGATCTTTCCATCAATGCAAGTGTTGTGCCTACTGGGGCTTGTGCGTTGATGTCTCCGACTTGTATATCGGCAACGGAGCCAATCCTTCTCCCCTCGTCAACGATATTTTGGAGCAACTGGTAGAGTACGGAACTTGGCTCTTTGTAAGGTATGAAAGTAATAGCGTCACGAATCGCACCACCCGGTACATCAACGTCACGGAACTCACCCGGCATGA